AGATGGAAAGAAAAGAGATTAAAGAAAAGTTAAAGAACCTGCTTAGGTTATACACAAATAGCATTAAGGATTACGAATTAGAAAGCGGTCATTCAATTGGTCAGGATGAAAGGGAGAGCATTGAGTTTGTGGATATATTTATAGACTCAGAAGACGCATTTGATTATACAGAATTGATTGAATCCCTCTCATGTAATAGCGACATAATAAAAACCCTAGAAAAGTACCAAACGCACGACCTAAAGAAAGGAGGCTTTAGTATTTCGCCAGATAATTACGCAGCCATAGCAAACGAATTAAATAGTGTCGGTAATAGCGATAAGGAAACAGAAGAGATTCCAAAGCCAATAGGCGATTACATAATGAGCAATTCAAAGCATATTCAGCGCGAAGATGGCGCATATTATCACTATGCAGATGTATGCAGGCTTATTAGAAACTACTCTAAATCCGAGGTTAAAAAGGAACTACCAAAAGACCTAGACCAAAGATTAAGGGATACGCTATCATGTTTTGAAAGAAAAAGCAGCACTACGAATGAAGCGGTTTCTGAATTAAAGATATTGTTCAGCGCTCAAATAAAGGAGAAACTACGAACAGATAAAGAAGGGTATGATTTCTCTGTATTTAAAAACTCTCCATTTAATCCCGATAAGCATTTACCAACGGATGAATGGATAAGGGAAACATTCCCCTTGAGAGTTACGGACGGTACAGATTCAACAGTGAATTATAATTGTTCTATTCTTCAAGCGAGACTAGGAGCTAAAGCAGCCATTGAGTATATGCAGCCTGAAACCGTAGAGCCTAAAGAAGACCTTTGGAACGGACAACTAGGAGAGAAGGCACAAGGGATACCAGATAAGTTTCTGGAACAAGAGAAGGGGTTTTATTGCGCCGAAAAGAACCATGAAGACCCAAGGGTAAAAATGGGATGTGGATGTATGACCCAATGCGACATGTGTAAATCCAAGAACTAACAACGATTAAACAGAATACAATAATAAACAGTAATTTAGCATTATATGGACAGCGCAAAACAAATAAAAGACAACCCTTTTGATATAAAGGCAGACAGGCCCGACCACTACGAAAGCAGCCGTACATTACAAAAAGTAGTTGCACAGGTAGCAGAAAGGGAGGCGCTTGGCATTTGGGTATTTAGCGAGGCCGATATTATGGCAGGAATTGAACTAGCTGAACGGAATTAATTGTATGATTGAAGAAATGACCATACAAGAGGCAGACAATGAATAAACCAAGGGGACACATGAAACTATCTGAACCGTTCGAATGCAACACGAAATTAATGTTCGCTAGAATACCAGAAAAGCAAGAGATAAGCGGCGGAGAAAAGGCTATTGTTTACATGATAGAGATTCCTGATCGCTTAATTAAATGGGTGCTCAAAATAAGGATACCTCGCATTAAATTCTAACTTAGCGCAATGAAACCAACCGAAAGCCCCACATACATAGCTATACAAGCTAGACTTAAATGCCAATGCCCTAGACCATTCAAAAAGGAAGGGGAGTGTAAGAAATGCAATAAGAAATTGAGAGATGAATAAAAAGCAGCTTAAACACCACGGAATAAATGAAGACGCCGATAGCATAGAATGCCCTGACTGCTTAGAGTGGTCTACGGTTAAGGATTGGGATAGTGACGTTTTTAGTTGGGGTGAATGCGAGGAGTCAATTTGTATGGAGTGCCCAAAGTGCAAAGAAACATTTGACACGCCTTGTACATTTAATTATAAATAATGAATAAACTAACCGACAAACAAGAAAAGAAATGAAATTATAAGAAATCAACAGGCGGCAATCTCAACGTCCCAGACTACGGCGCAACAATAGACCAGTGCGATAATTCAATACTCGTTTACCCTGCATGGAGAAACGTCCACGGAGTAACGCCAATTGTTCCAACCTTTGAAGATGGATATAGAAACAGCCTTATATTCTACCCTCTCAAGGCATTTGTAAATAAATAACCAAAAGTTTTCTCGTTCATTATCAGTCAGTTAGCCCTATTAGCTAAAAATAAACCCATTTATTTAGTGTAATGTTATTGTATATTGAATGTAATACTATATATTTGCTTTAATATTAACAACAAACGGAAATTATGGAAATAACATTGGATGAGATATTAAATTCTGACTTTATGAATCAAATAATTGAGCAGGAAGATAAAGACCTAAAATATGCAGGTTGGACTTATGAAGAAATTAAAGAAGTTGCCAAAATGGTGACTTCTAAATAAAAGCTAAAACGATTATGACAACACTAGAAACATACAAAGGATTTGAGATTACAGAAAGCAACAGAATAGAGGGGTGGTTTATGACTAAATGCGAAACAATGTGCGGAGAAAGTATAAACGAGGTAAAATTCGATTTAGACAGAATGTTAATCGATAGAAATTTGGATAAGCCAGTAACCGTTTATTTTATGGGTGAGTTCGGAATGGGATTAATTAAGGTTGAGGGTAAATTAAAAGCCCTAGACACTAAAAAATACGCTCAATATAATAATGCACCGTTTATTGATTTAGTGCCGTCTAAGAAGCGCAAAACACGTAGATTCATGCAAACCTACGACCCGTACATGGTAGTACTTGAGGGAATAGGACACCCAGACCCTAACGATAATATGGAAGAACTAAGCAACGACGGTGATTTGATCGTAAGCCAATCAAGACACCTTTCATTTAGTTCTGAGTGGAAAAGCGAAGGTGATACACTGTTAGATAATTATATTAACGGAAACGATGTAACGGTACTCGGAGACTTTAGGCAGTCGAAAGGGTTTAGCTCTTACAGAAACGTATTTAATTAGATTACCATGTACAAAACAGTGCGAGCCAATAAGGGCGGGAGTTTTAAAAAGGCTCGCACTAGATGTACAAAACGAAAAGAATAACTAAAGAATAACTAAAGTTTAACTAATAAATAACTAAAGAATGACTAAAAAACCATATCAGATAAGACTCGACGATCAATTATTAAACGCTATTAAAATATCAGCGGCAAAGAACATGGAGGGGAATGTTAACGCTGAAATCAGGCGACTGATTAGAAAGGGACTGAGCAAATGATTATATTTACAGTAAACATAAAAGACTATGGCGAAGACTACAAAATCGGACACTACAAAGAAAGCAGAGCAGTTAAGAACTCAAAAACTAAAGGAGGCAACACTTGAAGCACTAGAGAAATCCCTTGGTGTTGTAACGACTGCATGTAAAAAGGTGAATGTTGCACGTTCTACGTTTTACAAGTGGTTAACAGAAGATAAAGAGTTTGAAGTCGCCGTAAATGACATGGATAATATCGCTTTAGATTTTGCCGAAAGTTCATTACATAGGCAGATACTAAGCGGGATACCATCCTCAACAATCTTCTACCTTAAGACTAGAGGTAAGAAACGCGGTTACATCGAACGTACTGAGGTAACAGGTGCGGACGGTGCGCCACTAATCGAAAGCGAAAAGGACAGAATAAGCCGAATAGCTGCATTAAAAGAAAAATTAGGTGGCTAAGATAACCGATGCTGAAATAATAGAATTAGAGGAGCTTATTAAGGTTCAAGACAATTTCGACCTACTCAAAGAACCAACAGAACAAACCAATCCTAATTATAAATACCTCCACAAAGCTATTAACGAGCAAGAATGGGGGGTTGATGACAAGGGGCGGCCTGTATTACTTAAAGGTTACGCGGGTTGTATCTTAGAAGGTTCGAGCAGGAGCGGCAAAACTTGGGGAGGCATAGATATAATTGTTTGGTTGTGCGGTGTTAAGCACGAAAAGGACGGGTGTACAATCAATATTTATAGAGAAACGTATAACGAGTTTAAAGGCACGCTATACGATGATTTCAAGAGACGCTTAGATGATTACGGCCTACCTAATAAATTCATAGACACAGACGAAATAAAAAGCTTTAGGATCGGTAAGTCTAAAATAAGATTCTTGGGAGACGGTAAGCACGGGGGAGGTTGTGATTATGCCTTTTTCAATGAGATTATGATGCTCAATAGAGAGGTGTTTGATCAAGTAGAGATGCGTTGCCGTAAATTCTGGTGGGCAGATTATAACCCCTCTTTTACTCATCATTGGGTATTTGATAACGTAGAGCCTCGTAATGATGTAGGATTCCTTAGAACGACGTTTGAGGATAATATGAATCACATATCCGCAACGGAACTAAACAAGATACTAGGTTATGAGCCTTGGGCGCCTAATACTTACACTATTGAGGATAATCTAATCATGTATTTAGGCCAACAGGTCACAGAGAAGCACCAACCACCGCCACACCCAACCAATGTTGCACAAGGTACAGCCGACGAATCAATGTGGTGCATTTATGGTCTTGGTTTACGTGGTGCCATGAAAGGTTTAATTCTATCTAGGGTTAAATACATCGAGGAGTGGCCAAGCCATTTGCCTTACACGTACGGTCTTGATTTTGGGTTTACTGCCGATCCTACCGCCTTGGTTAGGTACGCGCAGGAATATCAAGAAATATACATTGAGCTTCTTATTTACCAACCAATCGACAATTCAAAAGAGCTAGACGAAATACTCACCGCGCTAGACATATCACAATACGACCCAATTACAGCAGACAGCGCAGACAGACACGTAAAGAGCGGTAAGGATGCTGTATACATGGTAAGGGACTTATTCGACTTAGGTTGGGAGATATCCAAGGTAAAGAAAACCAAGAGCGTTGTTTACTGGTTAGGCGACATGAAAGACTTTACTATTCACATCGTAATGAATCATTTGTATAAGAAAGCCCGTGCGGAGCATCAAAATTACAAATGGAAAGAGATTAACGGTATACCAATAAACCAACCGATCGACAACTTTAATCACTGCATCGATGCAGAAAGATACGCACACATGTCCCACGACTCTAATAATTTCGAGGTAGAAAGTAATTAATCATTGTTTTTGTGAATATATATTCGCATTGTAAAGAATTATTCCTATATTGCGGTCTAATTAAAAACAATGATTATGAATCTAAACAAAACCCTAAT